TTGCACTATCTGGTTATAGTTCACTTATCGCCAACCGTCTTTAAAAAACAGCCATGCATCCATGTTTAAAACTGACAGCCGGATGATAGTCCCTATTGTAGGCAACAGTAAATTGTTCAAGGCACGAGAACAGAATAAAACTGGGAGAGAAAAATCGTGGAAAGGGGAATTTCAGGCACAAAAAAACCGCCTTCCGGCGGTCACGACATTACTACTTATTGCTTTGATTATTCTGGAATTTATTTTCCTGGTACCCGGGGCGGGACTTGAACCCGCACAGCCATAAGCCGAGGGATTTTAAATTGCTCGGCTTTTTCTTATTTATCATTCTAATACAAGTTATTTTCATAATTAAACTTAAAGTATGCGTATATAAAAATCATATAGTTACGACTTATAATTTATCGAAATTATGAATGATATCCCCATGTACTTCAGGCATCTACTACCATTAATCCATGGACATGTCCGGGGGACACAATGAGCAGCTTCACGATATCCGGCATTCAGATATTCTTTCTGAACGAAAACGAGCGATTCCCAAAGCCTCATAGGGATAGTTCGCTAATGTACGCCATTCGCGAAGATGAGGAACACCAACACTGGCTTTACACATTGCACGATCAAGGCTGGATACTTGTTTCTGAAACTCCTTTTAAAAATGAAGGTCTGGCCATTGAAGCCGCGATGGCTTTTGATATTTCGGTCCTCTATAAAAAATAGCCGGGGTCCATCCCGGCCGTTAGATTAAGAATTAGTAACATTCTCTAAATTCAGAGCGTTTCCTTTAACGATATTATCCCTAACGATAGTTGTGTCCACAGATGCCGCCGCGCCAGCCGTGATCCCCTTAGCATTACCCTTCACAATATTGTCTTTGATAATGCCGTCGGTAATCTGTGCGCCAATCCCAATACCGTTACCAACATTGTCCACGTTGAGACAACCACGAATGAACAGGTTTTCAGTAAGCTTGGCTATCTGAATGCCACTTCCCCCATTTCTGGAGTAAGACCCGCCATTTACTTGAACATCGTAAACCGGTGTTGTCACGTTACCAGCAGCCCCGATATGCAGACCGAACGATTCATTGTTCTCGGAAATGCAGTTACTGAAGTAATAACCACGGGCGTTATCTCCGATTTCTGGGTTCGTATAATCTGCAGTCTTATACACAGCAAACCCCTTCCCGTTACCATACGCCATCTGGCGCGGGGTAAAGTACGGGTTCTGAATAAAGCTTGACCCGTTTTCTATCGCCTTACAGTCCGAGAACAACGCGTTTTTACCATAACGGATCCCGTTAACCACGCTGCCGTTATCTGCTGCAAAACCGTTGAGATTGCGGAATGCTGTACAGTTGACGAATGAGACGCCATTCCCGCCCGCGTTACCGAACCCGACCGCATTGCCCTCGCTGTAACAGTTGACAACGTTAATGCCAACAGGGAAGTCGCCTACCACGAGTTCGCCGCTGCTTTCAGTGTGGTTGTGCCACTCGAAGAACATGCCATGGCCATAGTTATTGCGATTGATGCAGTTAATGACCTGGATAGGTTCTTGTCCGGCTAAAAACGCCCCAACCCCTATACCCATCCCTGCACATGACCCATCCTGCTGATTTTGTCCACATCCTTCGGTAACAATATTATCCAAGACGCCAGACATAATCATATCCACGCCGAACCCGGTTATACCTGATTTATGGATCCACACATTACGGGTAACCAGGTCTTTGACGTACTCCATGTTGACCCCCCGCCCTGCGCGAACGGGCAGAAGGTCAAGGTCAAACCCCAGGTTCTCAATGGTTATTTTTTCGTAAACTTTATCGCTCAGCTTCTCATTTTTAAACGGAATGTCGGCACCGGAAATAATGGTGTTGTACATACCATCTCCGTATATATGGTTGAAGCTCTTTATATAACACCCAGAGATTTTATACACGCCGCTCTCAAGGTATACCTTTCCTCTCTTCTGCCGTTCCATTTGCAGACAAAGTTTCTGTAAGAGTGGGGTGTAATCATAAGAGAGCGTTTTATCAGGACGCCCTGCAAGTTCGTACAAGTTGTATACAGGCTCTGACAACGCAAAGAAAGATTCTTCACCTCTACGACTGACGGTTGAGAAATTCATCGCTGTCGAATCCACCCGCCCTTCAGATGTGTGAGTAACTCCAACGTACTCAACATCAGCCGTATTGAACAAGTCCCGCAAGGAAACAGTATTTATCCCGGCCGGTAAAGTGGTGACATTAATCAGCGTCCGATTCACGTCCAGCTTGACTAAATACCTATTGGCGGAGCCCGCGTTAAATGACAGCGTGATGGTAGCATCCATCGGAACCATTCCACGATCGAACAGATATGTTACGGCCGCCGGTGCCGCACCAATAACCCCGGCAGAGAAATATCCTAATCCTGGATAGATATCGCCATATGGGTTAGATGCTGGCGCTTTAATTGAATATCTCAATGCGTCGCTTTTGCTCAACACAGCAACTTTAGGCGAGGTAAGACCGCCTGAAATGTAATGGTTGACTGCAATAAAACCATCTTCGGTGATTTCGGTTGCAGCATAACCGTATTCCGTATTGGCGTTAAACGTGAACTGCAGCGTTCCTTTTATGAATTTTCCAACCGCATCATATTTAACGCCCATCAACTGATTGCTACCCACAACAGAAGAATTCTGTGCGGTCATCGCTGTAACAACATCACCTTTTTTTACCGGAATTAATGGCGTGGTAATGTATGCAACATTGGGATCTAAACGTCCGTTATTAGAGATGGAGTGCAAAACCCCCTCTTCAAAAACAGGCGATGTGTACGGAACATGCCTTGTTTTATCCCCTTTCGCATATTTACGCTTACGAATAATCGGCGGCAATGAACCTTCAGTTTTATAGGCCGCAACATAAATAGTACATGCTTGATCTGCGGTGTACAGGTGTTCGGTGTATACGTTACCCGTAGAGAAACAGAACGTCAGCGGCTCAAATACTCCGGCAGAAATAAATCGGGATAAAACTGGTGTCCCTCGTTCGGAGGTCGCAGATGTCGCGCCAATGTTTACCTTGGCGTAAAGAGATTCGCCAGCGGCCAGTGTAACGGCGAATGAACGACGACTGCTGTTAGCTATCATCTCCCCCGAGACCAGCACATAAACATCTTCCGTTACCGCAGCTGTTAATTTGGCGTCCACATCGGCGTAGTACACATCGGCCATGCCATTTTCGACCAGGTTATTCATACTCGGAATGGCGAAGTCCATGGCGGAGTCGATAACGCTTCGGTTAAGAATGTCTTTCCCAATCGAATAGTTAGAGCTTGCTACCGCAGTAGGTAGAACGGTTGATGCGGTACTTAAAACAACGTAGCCATCAGCGGGTGCGATGTATGTGTATTCCGATATGGACTCATTGCTCACACCGATCACGCCATTAAAGAATGTTGCTGGGCTCTCACTCGTAAAGAACGCAACGGCATACGCAGCTGAAGATATGGCAAGATTAGTATGAACTGTGTCGCCTTTAGAGACCTTTATGAAATCCGTAGAGAACGCAGTTTCAGAAGCGGTTGGATATTCCGTTGGATTACTCACACTGACATAACCAGAATTAGCAAACGCGCTAGCACCTTCCCCAGATGACACATTGCCAAGAACATCCACAAAAGTCTCACGAGAGACATATCCGCCTGGCTTGTCTTTATTCCCCGAAGTCATCACATCGTTCAACCGCTTACACTCAAAAATTGCCGAGGTTGCGATGCGCGTAGCCAAAATAACGAACCCATCAGCCGGAACCGTGAATGTGCGCATATTCACGGTTGAACCAACACCTACATTATCCGCATAGATGAACACTTGACCCACATCGTAAAACGCGATATTTGCAACGTCAGGGTTGTTATTGGCGGCAGTCAGACTGATTTCCTGCCCCGCTTTAACCGCGATATACGTCGAATTTCTCCAGTCCGTCGAGGGTACACGTACGCCATCCGCTTTACGGATATAATTAGACCCTGTCAGGCTGTCAAAACCAACTAATTGAGAAAATCCTACCAGGTTATTAATTTCCTCTAAAACCATGTCAAGATGACGCTTACTTGATTCAGCATTAATAAAGTCGGCACTGCCCTCTTTATTTTTATAATAATTAAATATTACAGTCTGCCCCTCCTCATCTTTCAGAGCAACTCGGAACATTTTACCATCTGGAGTGCCAGCTAAACCGGCAATCGTCCCATCTGGGTCTTCAGACGTAACATAATAGGTATTGGCGTCCGCGATGTTCTGAGCATTATCTGCTGAACCTTTGGCTCGAGTTGCTGCATCAGAGGCAATTTCTGCGTATGCCGCTGCCGCAGCGCGCATATCGTCAACCATAGCAACAATCGCTGGGGTCAGCTCATCGGCACCAGGTGTAGTCAGAAAATCATTAAGGGTTCCGGGTTTGGAATCACTGTAGACAGTAATCTGCCCCACTTTCTCGAAAGGGCGACCATAGGCCTCAATCATTACGTTGTGCGTGCCCACTTCCACCGACAATGAATAGCTACCATCTACGCCGGTCGTAGAGCTTGACGGTGCCAGGTGAACTACTGCCGATGACGTTTTGACCGCTGTCAGCATAATGGTTACACCGGGGCGCGGATCGCCATTCGGGCCGATGAGTTTACCGCTGATTAAAACAGCCATATTTTCTCCAATAAAAAACCCGCCGGAGCGGGTTGATTGTTTCAATGATATTTATGCTACCGAGAACCCGCTATTCTGAGGCGTCGCCCAAACCATTACTGTGTAGTTGGTAGATTCACTATTTCCCTGGTCGAGGGAACCAGCACTTACATTTATATCAAGTGCTTCACCCTGACCTACATCCCGAGAAAAACTGAACATCTTCGTGTAGGAGTACCCAGAAGAAGAATCGCCATTTCTAGCAATATTGAGTCCATCAACATCACTGCCCTCATTGCCATTAAAGTAAATTTTGGTTTTTTGGTTTTTACGCATCACTGCCATTACATAGCCATAAATACGCATTGGCATTAGTGGGTTTCCATCATAATGGACAGTTCGACCACCTCCAGTGTTTGAAACATAAAATGAAAATGAGTTTCCCTGAACCAAATTCCCTTCAATGTTTGCCGCAGATAGCTTTCCATCAATAACGCAAGTATCAAGAATATGACAGTTTCCAATCGTGCCATTATTAAAATTTCCGGCATCTGCATAAATAGCACCACGAACAGTGACTTGATGAAATTGTGCATTACCATCTTTATTAATAGCCCACCCGCGTTGCCCCGCAATATAATTTGAAGACTGAATGTGCTGGGCTATTTTGGCGCTGTCTATCGTTGCATCTTTGATAAATGCCGAATTCATGAAAACTTGGTTATTTTCAATCGCGAATGGAACTGATATTTCAGAACCCTGACCATCAGCAGTATTCAGCACGGCGAACCGGTCAGCCAGTATCAGCACCTGGCTCTGCATCCCTTCAGGGGTGTTTTCAACGCCTACGCCGATCCCGGCGGTATAGAGTTTGCCGTCAACAGTCTGGCCAACTTTGACCGACCACATATCCTTGAGCTTTCCTGCATCTTCGACAGGACCCAGCAGCTCCCGCCCTAGCTCCGTTTCGGTGATTTTCCCTTTGAGATAGTCCAGAACCTCGCTGGCGTCGTCACTGGACGTACCCTGCACCCAGCCCGTCCACGGCCCAGTATTCCCTAGCTTATCCACCAGACGCGCCTGGAACCAGAAATTCACGCCTGCAGCTAATCCCGTCATCGTATGACTGCGCTGCGGGTAGGCATAATCCCCCAGGTGCATTTTATTACTGCCGTCCGAGTTCTGGCTGTACCAAATTTCAGTACGTTGCGTGTCTTCGGCACCGAGAGGAAACTCCCAGTTCAAGACGATACCAAACACTTGGCCGATGGTTGTAAAGCTGGCCAGCGCCGGCGGATCACCCAACTTACCGGTTAACACCATTTCGGGCGCGTTCGCCCAGACGCTGGAAATTTCAGAAGGGTTAATCGCACGCACACGGGCCTGATAGCGGCCAGCATAAATCCCCGACACCTCAAACCCGAGTGTTGACGTGCGCGGCGCAGGTATCCAGTTGCCGTTGTCCCTGCGCCATTCCGCCTCATAAGCAATGGCACTTTCAGCCCGATCCCATGTGACACGCAATGTGGCCACGGCCAGCCCTTGAATAATGGCCGACGACTCACCGATCTGGACATTGGTCGGCGGCGGTTGAACACCCGGAGGGATAACGCTGATCGGTGGGTCTTCGATTCGAGCGCCAGTATCAATTTTTGGGTATTTATTCGGGTCATGCTCGACAGCAGTAATATCGAATGATACCCCGTCATCGCCTTCTTTAATGCCGGTAACGCGGAACTGTTGCAGGGCGAGGTCTGACGCGTCAACTGCCCATACAGCCTCGGCAACCGGCGTTTCAGAATACGCCGTCGTGACCGTAACGGTTTTACCCGATACCGCCGCAATGGTTCGCCCCTCGGCCTTCCCGCTTGGAAGATTCAGAATTAACCGCTCACCGACTGCTGCAGAGGAAACCCGGTCAAGATTGACATTGCGGCCATCCACTGATGATACCCGGCCACCGAGTGGACGACCTGCCAGCATTTCATCCGCGATAGCAATAACCCAACCCGGCAGAGGTACTTTGCCATCAAGACCAACGGTGAACGATACCAGGCGATCTTTATCGTTGGTGTGGAGAAGCCATTTTCCCCGGCGAATCCCTTCAGACTTTCGTATGCATCCAATCGCCGTCAGGTCAGCTTGTTTGATGCCATAGCGACGGATCAGCGACTGCTCTGCTACTGGCTCTATTGCATCCTGATAACCGTTTGCCGGGTCGCTCCAACTCACCATGCAGGTGCTGTAATGCGTTTTCTCGCTGGCGCTGGCATAGGTGAATTTGCCATCTTTAACGTTGGCACGGGTGAAGATGTATTTAACATCGGCGGGCATGTCAGCCAGGGCATTCATGCCGTTGTTTGCCCAGAACGTAGAGCCGCGATAAATAGAGGCTATGTCACGCAATACGTTCCAGGCATCCTCTTGTGACTGAATATAAACATCACAAAGGAATCGTGGCTCCATCCCATCCCCACCACGTCCATCTGGAACTAACTGATCGCAGTACTGCCCGATCTGGTATAAGTCCCATTTTGTCAACGCAAGGTTTTCTGCCTTTACCCGTGTTCCTATCGAGAACCGGTCATTGATCATCAGGTCATACGTTATCCAGGCGGGGTTGTTCGTCCACGCCATTTTAAACGTTCCATCCCATACGCCTGTGTAAACCCGCGTTTCTGAGTTGTAATTCGAAGGCACACGGATAATTCGCCCTTTTGGCTCACAGGACACCTGGGGAATATTGGGGAACTGTTTTGCATCAAATTGAATAAACAAGAGGGCTGTTTCTGGATAACGCAGCTTGGCGTCTATGGTTTCCGTAATGGCCTCAATGACCATCTTATCGGCAATACGATTACTGGTGCTATTCGGTGTCAAGCGACGCGCGCGAACCTGCCAGCCAGTTAAAGCCGGGGGTAAATCGATACGGTGACTGCGTTCATATTTTGTTGTTGTTTTACCATCAACCGCCGTATGCAAGACCTCTTGATATGCTCCCCCGTCAGTTGCAATATCGATCGCATACTCAATGCGATATCCAACAACATCCCCGTTATCCTGCTGCTGTTGTAGTTGCGCCCACGAATCTCGTAAACGAACAGCAGAAAGTTGGGTGTTGGTCACTGACCTCACCCAGTCACGATCGCTCGTCAGTTCGGTACTGACTGTAATTTCATTTTCTACATCCGGCATGCCAGGAATGTAATCTTGATGCGGCGTACCTGAGCGGAACTCCCATTTCACACCGGGAAAGTTTTCAGTGCCATCGGCTGAGGTCAGCGGAGTGCCATCAAGAAAAATACGGGTACCATCAAGATCGCCAGCAAACTCACCTTCACCAAGCGCCAGGAGTATTTTTGCATAAGAGGTGGACTGCAAAGAGTCGGGTGATTCTGTCGGCGTGCTCGGGCTGCTGCTGCCACCTTTGCGGCCTTCAATAACGTGCATACTTTTCTCCAGGCGTAAAAAAACCCGCCGGAGCGGGTTTGATAAATCAGCTTGTTTTATTTACTGCTGGTCTTCTGCATAGATACCGGCGGAGATAATGGCGCCACCAATGCGGCGCTTGCCGTAGAGGATCGGAACCGGGTTACCCTGCGCAATGGTATTTACCGGACCACCGAATGCGTATGAAGGTTTATTATCCGGGTCTTGACGTGAAGCCAGTCCGCCTTGCATGGGCGAAAGCATTTGGATAACCCCGCCAAGCATCATCGCGGCACCTGACATCATCATGCTACTGGTCAGCGGCGTAGCTGTACCACCTGACATGTACGTAATTACAGCACCTGCAACGACCAGCACAGCACCCAGAATTGTTTGAAAAATCCCTGCCTTTTTACTGCCAGTAATGACTGGAGCTATACGTATATCAGCCCCATTGGAAGGGAAGGATAAATCATCCTTTGCTAGGTTACGCTTTCCTTCGAAAACAGCGAATGTGAGCCCACGTTCTTTGCTCTCTAAAAGAAATTTTTGTAACTCTGGAAAATTAACGCATAAAGCTTTAATCGCCTCCTGAGGGCTATCTACAGCAAAGCGATGAATACGCCCAAATTTTTCACCAAGCACACCATAAAGGCGTATGACTTTTACTTCGGGAATTAATATCGGCATGTCTTACCCCATAAAAAAACCGCGCATTGCGCGGCTTATTTGATTGAAACGTTCCTATTTGGCAAGCCAGTACTTCAATCTTTTTACAAATTCGTCCTGAACAGGAGTCGGTAGCTTATACTTTAAAAAAGTAATTTCAGACTGATACTCACCAAATATATGAGATGCCCGATTTGATTTCGATATGGATTTAATATCGACTGCAAGATTCTTAACACCGTCATCATCCAATGAAACATCAGCATCATTAGATAATAGCTTGCTACATTCAAACCCATTAAAAGAGAATCTATTCTCATTTTGATTTTTGATTTTATCAGCCACATCGCTACCACAGTGTTTACATTTAATCGCGTCAGGTTTGATTTTTTCAGCACAGTAAGGACATTTGATATCGGACTCTACCTCACCAGAAGTCGCCCTTCCAAATATAACCATAAGGATAGCACAAAGAGATATCACAGAAGCTATCAACATATTATTTTGTTTGGATGCTATTAGACCAATATTGTTTACACGCCCACCATAACCTGTAGCAACTGAGGTATCTATATTAAATGCAATTAATAACCAAACAACCCCAATAGCTAGCAATAAAAAACCTATCGTTCTCATTTAATCTTTTCCCTATAGACTGTAGCCCTCTCAATATTAACAGTAGAAGCGAGTATATTCATCCTTTAAACCGTAAAACAGTGATCGTCCGTTCTAACCAGTAACCACCATAGGGCACCCGGTTACTGAGCTGGCCATACATGTGATGCATCATCAACCCTTCACCAAGATAAACGCCTGCGTGATTCGGCTCTGGTGCCTGAATTTGCATAATTATTACGTCGCCGATCTGCGGTTCGCCCCCGCATGTTTCAAATCCAGCCTCAGCATAAAGTCGCATATAGAGGTTTTCACCTCTATCCCACCAACCATCAGACCGTTTAAAGTTCGGCAATGTGACACCACGCTCAAGCTGATACCAATCGCGGATGATGGCGTAGCAGTCCCAGAACCCATGCACGAACGGACGGCCCAGCAACGGCTTGATGCCCTGCGTGGGCATGACTTCCCGAATATCTCCCTCCGGCCAACTAGCGATGATCCAGGGCAATTGTGACAGGTCACACTGCGCAATATCGAGCTGGCTGGGTTGTGTTGTCGCGTCAGGGTGGCTGTGAGCAATCGCAATGATTGTGCCGGTATCCTCAGCGGCGGCATAATCTTCTGGTGCCAGGCTAAACTGTTCAGTGGGCTCCGGTGCCAGATTACGGCATGGAACGTAACGCTGGCGGCGGCCGTTTTGCACAACCAGTCCGCAACACTCACGCGGATACTCCGCCGCAGCATGCGCCAGAACGGCGCTGATTATCTGTTTTCGCATCATTACCTCTTCAGCAATGCTGAGCCGGGGAAACCACCAAATGGCAGTTGCTCTGTTGCACCCCAGCGTTTTTTGCAATCACTGAGCAGGCCGCCGCAAACGTCTTTTGACGGGTCGTCTACCGGGTTGCCATCCTGATCAAAATAATTTGTGCCGCGATAGCCACAGGATGGGCCTCTGTACTGCCCACGAATGCACCAGGTGCACAGGCTATGGATTTGGCGCGTTGGGATTTGGATACCCTGCAGGTCTGCCGGCGAGGACAATTGAAACTGAATCACCTCGTCGTCTTCGCTGGTTTTGTTCTCGATATAGAAAACATCCAGCTTTTCCTTTGTCGGATCAGCATCTGGGTTGTCGTCTGGGTAATTTCGCGCATCCAGATATTGGGCAAAGGTAAAGTGACGTGTGACTCTGGCCTGCGCCATATTTTGATACGCCAGGCACATAGCCGATATGGTTCCATCGAGGTTCGCCACGCTTAACGTGGGTGTAGGTGCGCTGCCATCACTGGTCACTTCATACCCGATAGCCTCCACTGGCCACGGTTTATATTCCTGCCCTTGCCACCAGATGGATTTCGCCGGAAGCTGATCGGGATCGCCGCCGCCAGCGACCAATTCAGGCTCCGTATAGGGTATGGGATAATTGTGAAAAAACAGTTCTGGACCATCGAACATACTGCCGTCCACATGGAACAAAAAAATCTTGCTCCCCGGCCGTAGAAGCTGGAGATCTGCATTGATTGACATGGTTATTCCTACGGATGATTAGCGCGGGTGAATGTGACCGTCAGGGTGTAATTACGCCCTTGAGCATTGGCAAAGGTGGGCGTTATGGTAAAGGCACCAGCGTTGTAGAGCCCCAGCTGGTACAGCGGATTACGCCACTGGAATGAACGGTACCCGTTATGCTCTCGCAAAAACGCTACGATCGGCTCGACAAATGACCAGGGACCAGTGAACGTTAATGGCCAGCTCTCCTTTTCGCTGTTAATTCCATCGCCGGTCACTTGTCTGTAGCCATCACCAAACTGCACTTCCCGGACAACCGGTTCAAATTCCCCTACTGCACCATAGCGCGGAGGGAAATGGAATGTTTTAAGTTGTGCCATTACCCCCTCCCGCCGCGTATAGCCTGATTTAACACGCCGTTTTGTCTAAGATCCTTATCCCTCAACTCACGGTATTTTTTCGCCACATAATTACCGATATCAGCACCAAACGATTCCAAACCTGGCGTCGTTTGCTGTTGTGACGACTGACCATTATCCGCGATGTTTATATTTACCTGCGGGGCAGCACCGGAAGCACCTGAAGCCGCACCACCATAAACACTGACGCCCAAACGCCCATCTGGACCGCGCTTAAGGGGCAATATCCCCTCGGCACCCGCCTCACCCATCACCCCAGCGCCCTTGGCAAACGCGAAGAACGTCGGCTGGCTCACAATCTGCCCGCTATATGCGCTCAGCGATGGGGACGAATATGCACCGCCTTTGGCGTTAGCGAACATAGGGACAGCCCCCGGATTGTTACCAGCGCCGCCACTAAAAGCACCAAATAGACTCTGTAAGCCACTGGATATAGCCATTCGGTACGCAATGCGCGACAAATCAGAAATGATTGAAGTGGTAAAACTGCGGAAAGTGCTTTTACCCGTAGTAGAGAAAGAAACCAACGCATCCTCCATTCCAGAAAATGCACCCGTGAAGAGTGATTTCGTCATGCCAGCAGCATCGGCCGCTTGATCCTGATAGTTACTCCAGGCAGTGGAGGCTCCTGCCATCCAGTCACCTCGTAACTTGTCCTCTGCCGCATAATAATCCTGCGCGGCCTGCAGCTGACGCTTATAACCGGCATCGTCCAGGCTCCCGCCCTGGTTTTGCCATCCCTGACTAAGTTGGGCAAAAGTGCTTTCACGCTGGGCGGCACGATCCCCCAGGCCGACACTGCGCTGCATCGCCTGCTGCTTCTCGGACATTTGAGTGACATATTTGGTCGAGGCGTCCTGCAGTTTGTTGAGCCGTTCCTGCTGAGCGATTTGATCGCCGAGCGCGGCTTTCTGTTCCGCCAGCGCCAGTACTTTATCCTTGCTGGATAACAGAGACTTTTCCTGTGCGGAGAGCTGACGCTTACCAGCAGCCTCCTCCAATACAGTGAACTGCGCTTGAGCTTTCCATAGATCCTTGCGCTGCTGGCTTATCGTGTCATTCAGCCCACTGTGCTGGCGTAGTACCTGCAATTGAGCCTGCAGAGCCAACATCTCTGACTGCGTACTATCTGTCGCCCGTTCACCGGCAGGTGTGCGGTATTGAGGCCCTTTTGGAGTTTTCGGATCCTTAAACTGCTCGTTAATTCGTTGAATCTGTTTATCACGTTCTGCTGCAGTCTTGATGATGCCGTTGTTGAAGGCTTCATTCGTCTGCCGGATTAATTTCGCACGCTTTTCTTCCTTGGTCTGCAGCGTGGTAGCCAGTGCATCCTGTTGCTGCGCAAGGCGCAGACGTTGCTGCTCATTTTCCTTTTGCTGCTGACCTATGGTTTGTATGCCCTTCTCCGCACCGCGGCGCAGGCTTAAGGCATCAAGCTGGAAATTGAGCAAATCCAGTTCTTCACGCCAGGCTTGCAACTTGCCGTTCTTCTGGTTGTACCCAGTACGTTCAGAGTTTGCGATCTGCGCCTGAATGCTTGCCGCACGGGATTGCAGTTCGGCGGTAGCTTCACCGGCCGTCTTGTCACGGAAAACACCCGTGATGGCATCCCACATGCCGCCGGCCATATCCTTCAGTGTTCGCATGTAAGATTCAACCGAGGAAAGTTCGGTTTTCATCTTCACTGCGGCACCATGCATCGCATCAGCCGCAAGATCTGAGGCCAATTTCACGGCATCCATTTGCCGCCCTTGTTCCTCAAGCGAGCGGATGTTGGCGTACTGTTCTGCCGTCAGGAAATGCAGGCTTTCATTCAGGGCCAAAATGCCCTGACTGGGATCCTTGGCTATCGCGGTAAACTTGCCGGCCAACACATCCAGCCCTTCGCCACTTTCTTTGGAATAGGCGGCGATAGCCTGGCTCACCTGTGAAAAGTTGGTACCGGACGTGGCTCCGGCTGCGATCAGCGCCTTCAAAGAATCAGTCACCGCAGTGAAAGACTGCCCGGCCGCCGTACCTTGATAGACTAAATCCTGCAGCCCCTGTTTCGTTAACCCGGATACTCCGTTGGTCCGTACAAGTTCTCGGTTAAGATCGGCAATCCGCTTGCTGCTGTCATAGGCATCATAAGCCAGTAACCCCATCACCGCGGCGGTGCCACCAATAAGCAACCGTGCCGGCGTTAACAGACTGAGCATTGCTTTTAGTGCATTACCGGCACCACCAAAGCTATCTTTGATCTGGCCACCTTGCTGAATGGCAACCAACCAAATCGGGGCGCCGGATGCTAATGAGGTGGTAATGTCGGTGATCTGCATCGGCAATTGGCGCATCGCCATGCGATATTGGCCAGCCGAAATCGCACCGCGTTTCCAGGCATCCTCCTGTTCGCGCATCTTGGCAATCAGCGGTGCTGCCTGTTGAGAAACACCCAATTGCGCCGCTTTGTACTCCTGAATCTGTGATGCAGTTTTCCCCTGCAAAGTAATCTGTTCACGAAGCTTCTGCAGGTAATCGTCCTTGGACTGAGCTGCAGCACGCTCCGCCTGCGCCAACGCACGTTCTTTAGTTGCCGTCTCAGTTACCAGGGAAAGATAGTCACCCTGAGTAATGTTGCCGGATGCCCTGGCAACCCGGATCTGTTCCTGAATAACCCGGAGTTCTTGCAGACTATTTTCAGCACCCTTAATCGCATCAATTTGACGGAAAAATGACGCTGTGAGGCGGTCCTGTGCATCGCCGGTCACCTGGGATTGCTGTTGCTCTTCACGAAGTCGAGCACTGAGCTCAGCAATGCGCTGATGCGTTTCATCGACAGCACGCGATGCTTCAGACCATTTCCCTTTCATGCCATCCACGGCAATCGCCTGGCTGGCCTGCATCTTCGTGGTGGCACTGGCGCTATTTTCAGCTATCCCACTGATTGTTGCTGCCTGGCGTTCCGCCAGACGACGCATACGATCGGTAGACACATCCGCCTTACGGCTTGACTCGAGCAACTGGCGCTCAACGCGGCCCATCTGCTCCTGAAAAGAGACCGTGTTTGCATCCAGATTGACGACAAGATCAGCAATCTGTTCCGCCATAGCGTACCCCTCCGAAAATCCCCTCCCCGATAAACATCAGTTCATCGTCTGTTTGCTCTGCTTCCGGCTCGGGTAAAGTTAATATGCTGAAATCACCGGGGTAAATTTCTTCGTCACCGGACGTAAACAGAGCGACCAAGGTTGCTTTGAGTGATGAAAACTCAGCATCAAGCAAGGCATCCGAAAAACGGTTTTCCCGGTAATATCCTGCCCACTCGCCCAGTTCCGTCGAACTGATCTCTGAAAGCATCCGCCGCCAGTCCGGGCGCTTAAACTCACGCGCCAGGCACATGGCAAAGTGGATTTCGGAGGCTAGGGCTTTTCCGGGGTGAGGTCTTCCTCTGGTTCTGGGAGGGCATGTTCATCGACATCTGAAGATTCAACCTGGGCCGGTATCATATTGCTCAACACCAGGACCTTCTGGCTGCAGCCGGCAATGGCCGCGCCGGACCAGTCTTCCAACACAATCTGTTGCAGTGTTTCCGCATTTTGTTTTTTATCACTATGCAAAAGTGATGCGGCCACCAACCAAGCGTTAATGCGTAATTGCATGGTTGTAAAAGCGATATTTCGATCAGAATCACTGGTATCTTCAGGAAGTGCGTCGAACTCATCTGCCACTTTCTTAATAAATGAAAGATAATCAATACGTTGCAACCCTGAAAGTTCGCTAATCTCGACCTTCTGATCGGCATAGTCAAACGTGTCTTTTTTCAGCATAAATCCACCAATTAAAAACGCCCCTCGCGGGGCGCTGCATTAAAAAATTAGGCTACAGTGATCTTGGCAATGGCCACCAGCAGACCATCGTTTGTCATCCCGATGATATCCACGCTACCGGCTTTTACCCCTTTCACTTTGGCCACATTGCTATTTTGAGTTACCGTGGCCGTCGCCGGCGCAGAGGTACTCACACGCAAACCGGCATCAGTGGCATTGGCTGGCAGAACGTTAAAGGTCAAGTCCACCGTCGCCCCGACTGCAACGTTTGCGGTGGTCGGCGCGACAGTCACACCAGTGACTGGCACGACCGGCGAATTTCCGTCTTCGGCAATGTACGGCCGCCCGGTATTGGTCACCTTGATAGAGCGGGTGATCACCTCTTTGGCGGTCACGGTTTTCCCCAGGCTGCTTACCCAACCCTTGAACACATCAACGGCGCCATTTGGGTACTTGATCTTGTAACCACGTACCTCCCCGGAATGGAACCACGCTACCAGACCTTGCTGGCCGGTTTCGCCGGGCTTCCAGGCTAACGTGAGATTTGCCTCACCGGCGGACTTCGCCCCCTGTGCCGTGGCATTCCAGTCAGCGTCTTCATCATCCAAATAGCTGTCGTCATAGGAGTCAGCCGTGATTTCACCCGGCTGCAGTTCCTTGATTTTCGCCAGACGCGTCCACCCATCATCACTGAGCGGGTTGCTGTACGGGTCGCCACTGCCCGTATAAAGCCAAAAAGTTGTCCCGGCGCCTTTTACGGGCGCCAAAGGGTTTGGAGTTGCCATTATCAGGCTCCTTACATGGTATAGGTCAGTTGGTAGGAAAGATCGGCGGCGCCCCAGGTGGCCATTTCATCATCCCGTTGGTAGTCGTAACCCACGGGAACCATGGTTTCTGCCAGGCTGGCCATATCAGGAATATCATTCAGGACAGGATAGATTTTCTCTTCTACCCACTGATCCAGCGCCGCATCAGGTTGGCTGGCTTTGAGGTACACCACGACATGCAATATGGCGCGCCAACTGTCCTCATCCATCGATGCACCCGTATAACGTGCATCATCAAGAAATACGGCCACTGCCGGCAAATCGTTTTCATCGACAAATGCTGGGCGGCCGTCGAAATAGGTCACATCTCCGGTGATTGTTGCGCGGCAACGGTCCAGTACCGTGTTGCGGATCTCCGCATGCTTAATCATCCAATTTTCCTCACAAGATAAAGCCGCAGCTGGTTTTTCAGGGCATACCCCATTTCCTTGCCCATATCGGTTTCCAGTAAACGCCGCGTCTCCTCTTGGTAGGCTTTGGTCAGCGGTGTCACCAATGGGATTTTGACGACCTCGATCGGATATCGTGACCGACCGACACGCCTCATTACATGCCATCGACCGTTGGCCAACTGCTGTATAAATGCGTTGCGGAAGGTATAGCGCCCAATCTTCAGCACGCTTCCCTGCTTACCCACAAACCCAACGCGGCGGGATAGCTGCATTCGTGCCGCTCCGAGCTTGATAGCCGGCAAATTACCCCTGTTGATCGAGAGCGTCGCTCGTGGTGGATTTTGTTCGGCACTGGCCCTGCGCAATCGGGCACGCTGCCTGATGAGTTTCTGTTGCACCCGTACATCTTCGGCCACCAGCTTGGTACTTCGACTGATTGCCCGCCCGGCCACGCGGTTGAGCGATTGCGCCGTCGCGCGCGGCACCATAGACTTGCTGAGGGTGTTCAGATTACGAATGGCCTGTTCAATGCCTTTCATGGCTGCTCCCCTATTCAATCCAGATGTGCGGCTTACCGTTGAAGATCTGGTAACGCGTCACGATGTAAGTTTTTCCGTCAACCTCCACTGGATCATTACGTCGGGGCCGGTATCCCTCGGTGAACACTACCAGCGAAATACCGTCCCCACTGACCGCCTGCAGCTCTGGTAAAAAATGGGCCTCTACTACAACATGAGGCGCGCCATTCAGCATGACAGGCTTGCCGAGCCGGGATTGTGTGACGCTGTCCATCCGCGCGGCCATCCTGTCAAACGGGTTAGCCATTGAGTTTTACCGCAATCACCGTGACGTCTTTTGCCGCAGCTTCCCAGGCATAGCCGGCAGCCACAGCGTCCGCCGCTGCCAACTGCACCACGCCATCTTTGATAAACACCTTTTTACCGGCCGGGATTACATCTGCCGCCAATTTAGGTAGTTGAAATACTCCGGAGACAAATCCATCACCGGTGCGGCCGCTGGCGATATCCGTGATCGCCACAGCGACCAGTTCCCCCACAATAACCGGGGCGCCACTGGTGATATTCGCTGTGGCCGTTATAGCGATGGTGTTACCGTTTTGCACGAAGTTCTTAGCCATTTGAAACTCTCCATACGGCCCGCGAAGGGGCCGAATTTCAGGTATAAAAAAAGCCCGTCAGGGCCGTAATGTTTGCGCTGCTGGCTTATTTGCCGGACGAGTAAGTCAGGCCGCGGTGATCGATCGGGGCTACGCCGGCGTCAATACGAACCTTGGTCGCGATACCGTCAGTGTTGAAACCTTCTTGCTGATCGATATATGGCACGTCAACGCCATTGAGATATGCGACCTCGATGGTGTCGCTGCCCTTGGCCGATGCCAGATACCACGCGGCCGGATCCGCGTCATCAAGGCGCGCCTCACCAATCACAGAGGCAAAGTTTTGGATCGGGTTGATAATGCCGGCATTGATATCGGCCCCTTTCACGCTGGCCGACTTGATTGTCTGATTGGCGATCGTTTCCAAAGCGGTCGGTACCAGCAGGAAGGCTGGGCGAATGTTCAACGAGCGGCCGGTGGTCGGTTCTTTCTGCGTACGCATCAGCTGACGGGCTTTGTCCAGATTAGAAACGTCAATGGCACCGGTGGTCATGTTTTTGTGGTCGGCGCTGAACAACTTTTTACCATCTGACATGACTTTGTTATCTACCAGCACGGCGTAGACCAGATCACCGATCGTCGCTTTCGCTGCGCGGCCCATCTTCATCGGCACATCCGTCAATTGGTTGAGATCGTCGTTGATGATGGCCTGGCGGGTGATAGAGAAAATTTCCCCATAGGTGGCCAGCGCAATTTTTTCACCGCGATCGCCGGTGGTTACATACTTGTACTCGGCCCCCTCACGCACCTGACGAAGAGAAGGGAACCCACCCAGACCGACGCGGGTCGCAGTTTTAAAGTCTGACAGTTGGCCTTTTTTGGTCCACTGTTCAAACGTTTCGGCAGCTTCTTCCCAGCCCTGCAGAATCGACTTGTTCGCAACATCCAGCAGAATGTTGCCAAAGTCGGACGTGCTGTGCGTCAACGCCAGACCGACCATTTGAACCGGATTGAGCGACGAAACGCTGATCCCTCGCTCGGTCAGCGACATACGCGCCAACTCGCGAAGCGTCATGCCGTTATAGGCGTTGCTGTTATCACGCTCTTCATAACCGGCGCGGGCCATCAACATTTGTCGTACACCGTCGCCGACAATGTTGCCGTTACCAATATGACCTTGTCCGCCAGGCAAGGTTTTGTCTGAAGGCGTCGCCCCTTTGCCCAACATCTCCAGCAACTTGTCTTTTGCCGCTGCCACGGTGCAATCAATATCAGCGATGCAACTCGCCTGCAGATCCATGTGTTTACCGCCGAACATGGCAAACAGGTTGTTGATATCTGTCACCCGGGCTTTCTGTTCAGCAACCACTTGCGCACGAATCGTGACTGCATCAGGATTTTCCTGCGCGACCGGTTGTGTTGGCTGCGGAGTCGGCTGTGGCGCCGGAGTGGTGCTGTTACGCGGTGGGGTGATCAGGTTACGGATAGAATTTGGCATTTTTTCAAAATCCTCAATGCGTTTGGAATGAATACAGGCCATGGCCTGCAGAGAGGGGGTGACCTGATCAGCGAAACCTAAAGCAAGGCATTCTTTGCCATCCATCCAGGTTTCATCATCAAGCATTGCGGCGACTTCTTCTGCCGACTTTCCTGTTTTGGCGACATAAGCCGGGATCAATACGTTCTCGACCTTATCCAGCAAGTCTGCGTAATCCCGCATGTCATTGGCATCGCCGCCGGCGAATCCCCAGGGCTTGTGGATCATCATCATGGTGTTTTCGGGCATGATGACGGGGTTTCCAACCATCGCGATGACTGAAGCCATCGAGGCCGCCAGGCCATCAATATGCACAGTAATAGACGCACCATGGTTTTTCAGGGCATTAAAAATGGCGATGCCGTCAAAAACGTCGCCGCCAGGAGAGTTGATATGCAGATTAATTTGGGTGATATCGCCCAATGCTTGCAGATCTTTAACAAACTGCTTGGCCGTAACCCCCCAGTAACCGATCTCGTCATAGATGTAGATATCGGCGGCGCTGTTGGCCTTGGCCTGCATGCGAAACCAGGAGTTATTTCTTCCGGCGTTCGCTTTCGGACGACGACTCGTCCTGTTTCGTTGCTTCGGCACTGGTGCCTCCTTTGTCGTTGGCGGGATCGGTATCAAACACCAGCCCCAGTTTGCTGTTTTCGTCAATTTCTGCCTTGCGCCGGCGCTTAACTTCAGACGGGTTGGCACCACGGGAACGGATCCAATCACTTTCTGTTGCTGCACCACCGCGCACCTGCACTTTCCAGCCGTTGGCCTCTTTCAGCGGGTCAATCCACGGCATCACCGGGCCGCTGTACACGGCATTAAACAGTGATTTCATGTCGAGATCAGCCGGTGTTTTGATCACGCCAGAGGTGATCGCCATCTGCAACCAGTTGCGGTAATTCGGACGGGAAATGGCTGCCACAAATGAGTCTTGCAGGATGTTGTAGCCTTCAAATGACTCCACCAGCTCTTGCCGTTGGGATGAGTAGGTGCCGTTATAGTCCCGTGCAATGCTGGAGTAACTGCCACGGCTGCCTGCAGATACCGCACGCAACTGCCCATTACGAAAGTTTTCAAGATTTGGATTGGGGCGATCGGATTTGATCATGCCGATATCTTCACCAGGCTGTAGCCCATCAAAGAGCATGCCCGGCACGATCTCCATTTCACGCTCCTCCTTGTCTTCGCTTTCTGGGTACGACTGGCCATCGCCTTTTTTAACGTACATGCCAAGCGCGGCGGCAATACGTGCTGCCGTCAGTTCAGCATCTTCGTAATCCTTCAGCGCACTGAGACGGATAAGGATGCCGGACAGCAAACTGTTGCCCCTGATCTGGTGAAGTCGGCGCACAAACTTCAGGTGCAACATGTTGTCGGCGTTGATTTCCTTGGTGTCACCCAACGCGATACCCGATGTGGTAAGTGATTTATGAACCTGATACTTGATAGGTCGTCCCCAGGCATTGAGGAAAATCCCCTGGCACAAACCTTTACCACTGTCATTGCTATCCAGAGGCACGAAATCGGGCTCCAGCGCTTCCAGCCAGAATGGCACCCCTGCCTGCGGAGTGAGTCCGGGGACTTTCCCCTGAACCATCTGACAGAACACTTCACCGTCGCGCAGCCAGGTTCGAGCCAGTAACCGTTCCATCACCGGGCGGGTATATTGGCCAGTGACTTCGGGCGCCACAGACCATTCGGCCCAGGCAGCACGGATTTCTTTAGCCAAATCGTCAGCCACCGCCCCCGTTAGCAATAACGGCTGCGGCTCAACAATAATCCCCCGGGCGCCGACAATCCTCTCCTCCATCTTGTCCAGCAAGCCGATCACCAGATCATGGTTGTTGTCCAGCCAACGCGCTTGTTCGCGTAAGGAGCGCCCACCAAACTGCGTCAGCTGATTCGCGTTACGGTTCTCACGTCGGGCCTTATGGGTTCGTGTCGGCATCACCGCCTCATAAGCAGCAATCTTATAGCGAGCTTGCAACCTTCCCGCTTTCCAGCCTGGGGAAATGATGCCGATCACGTCATCGATAAAACTCATGGGAACCTCGCCACTTTGTACATCGGCCGTCCGCGGCGCGTCGCTGTCAGACTCGTCAATCGCCGCTCCCAGGACTCTCTGCCTTTGCGGATTTCTGACAGATTTTCCATCGTCATGGATTGGCCGTTAAACGTGATCGACTTTCCCTCCAAGACTGATGTTTCTGCGTCCAGGTAGCGCTGGATCATGTTTTCGATATCGGCCTGATTCATACCCACCCTCCGGATGAATTTATGGGTGCCCACGCTGAAGGTTTACTTTCAGGGGCTGCGGTTTCTTTTTGTTCGGTAATTCTTTCAGATGTGGCAAGAGGAGCAGATTTGGGTGAGGGAATTGAGGTCTCGGTCATTTCAAAGGGTTGTGCCCAAGGGGGCGGTTTTTCCCATTTGATCTTCTCGTAGCCACGCAATATTACCAACGCATGGGCATAGACCATCAGGTCAAATGCCTCGTTGGCACCACGGCCCGGCTTCTTCCACTTGCCGTCTGGCCCGCGCTCTTCATACGTCAGCTCGTCATAGAACCATTCACCGATCCAATCAGGAAAATGCACATAGTTAATCCCCGGCGTATCACGTAGCAGCGCGTTATTAATGCGATCTTTCAGAGCATTGGTTTGCAGAAGATAAAGCGGCACATCCCCACGCGCTTGCGCGCGTCGGTTTGAACGTTCCGTGTTATCGGGGAATGATTTACTGATCAACTTACTGCGGGCTTGGCTGTCACCCTTGAAGAGGTAAACACGTTTATGCACACCATCACGGCGGCACTTGCGCCAGAATTCGTACGCATTACCCGTGACACCGTCCTCACCGCCGGAGTCCACAGCCATGGCCAGCACCGGCATTTTGATGTCGGGGTTCTTGTCCAGCGGCCAGGCTTTATCCAGCACATCAGTTCGCAGCAAATCCCAGTCTTCAAGATAAGCGGCAGGATCAATTGGCAGGCTTTCACCATTCTTATCAAATCGCATCGACTGCCTGATGTTGTAGCGGTCCACCAGCCAGCGCTCGCCATGTGCGCCATATCCCATGATCTGCACGACAAAACGACGATTTTTCCCACCCTGAACGTCTACCGTTGCCACAAGGAAACGAACGCCCTCTGGTACAGCACGTTTGGCGATCTCCTCCGCCCTGGCCATCAGGGCATCCGACTTTCGCTGCTCAGAAGCTGACTTCGGCAAATATGGCAAACCCCAGTCAGTATTGATGACCGCTTTCAACGTTTCTTCACTGTCGGTAGCTTCAAACGTTTGCTCAGCCGTCAGTAATTTGTAAACCAGCTGCGCCCAGGTCTGGTATGCAGCTGCGGGCCCTTCCATCCAGAATGAAGCGATACGTGACCGCCGAACGTCACCGTACCTTTCCCCATTGGATCTTATTTTTTCACCGTCCTTTAGCCATACTCCCCGCCCGTTAAGTTCGCGCTTTTGGTTGGCCTCTATCCGGCCAGCGCAGTGGGGACATTGAAGAAAAGCTGCTTCGCTGGCGATCACCGGATCTTTATGTTCACGGAATCCCGTCATGTTCGATTTCGATGGCTGGAAATATTCGCCGCAATGCGGACACGGCCAGTACCAACTACGACGATCACCACGGTTATACAAAGACAAAATCCCGGTGGTTGGCGGTGCTTCGTGCGGGGAGGTTTGTCGCCATTTGCCGTTGATCTCCCGCCCTGGGGAACTTTCAACCAGCGTCATACCTGAAGACATAAAAGTGGTGGTACGCTTGGATGCCAGCGTGAACCCATCGCCTTCCCCATCAATATCGTCTGGCCAGCGGTCATAATCCGTCAGGGCTACAAAACGATAATCCGAAGAAGACATGATGTTGACCGACGGCCAGCCGATCTTCAGGTAGTTGCCTGCCCGGAATGTTTTGTCATGGACGTTATTGTCATTTGTTCGTGGGCTAAGACGTTCCGCCACCTTTTTACTGACACGAAAAGTCCTGTCGAGACGCTTTTTAGAATGTTCGCGGGCTTTCTCTTCTGTCATCTGGATCAACAGGAAATCCGCAGGGTCACAAACAATGGTATAGACGATCCAGCCGTCGATTAACCCCACCGTTTTTCCCGTACGCGCAGGGCCAACAAACACAACTGCATCATATTCCCGTGATGCCAGGCAGTTCATCGGCTCGATGATATAGGGGGTTAGCGTTGGGTCCCATGGAAGAGAACTCCCCGCCCCCATCGGTACCCGCATAAATTTTGTCACTGCCTCCGCCACAGGCATACGCCGTGGTGGCTTCAGCAATGTGGCAACTTCACGACGCAAGGCGCTGGCCGATGCGTAACAATTAACTGTCATCGTCGCCATCCTCAATCGTCATAACTTCCGCCGCCAACATTTCCCGCATTTCATCTATTGCGACCTGTGCCTCGGCTATTTGGTCAGGTCGCCAACCTCGGTCACGCTCTAACTTATCTGGCCAGGTATCAAGCACCTGAGAAATTCCTTTAACCAGTAATGCCATTTCACGATGGGCCTCTGACGCCGGTAGCAACTGTTTAAGTGATTCTTCCAGCTTGATGCGCTCGTTTTCCGACTGATACCAGTCCTTACGGTCTTTCGGCCCCATCTTGTCAGGGTTTTGAATATCATCAATATCGCCAGGCTCACTCACACCGAACAATACCGGCCCCACATCTTTCAGGGCATAAACAGGGTTGCCTCTCACCGTATCGGCGATCGGCGTATTGGCTTCAAGCAACCGCTTTCTTACCGTGCCGCGGTTCAGCCCAAAAGCTTCAGCAATCTTCGCTACGCTCCAGTTGTAGGCGTCCCCCAGATTGCTGATATTGGACATTGACACCTCACGTTGTCAGGTGAAGTCACGATTTATTTCGTTAACTCAAAGGGTTGCAAACTGGTCAGATGACAGTGGGTTTGAAGGTTTGTCACCTGAAATACGTTTTTATTTCTATATTTCAAATAGTTATAACACCTGCTGCCGACAGCATGAAAATTCGAAAACTAGCCGTTTTCCGCGAGTCCGCCGCCCCGTGGCAAGGGTCCCCCCTCGGGAGTACCTTTTGATAATGATTATCATTTATTGAGATGAAGATAAAAGCCGCCAGCCCGCTGATACAGGCTGATGGATTCATGCATAAAAAAACCCGCCGTAGCGGGTCGTTATCAATGTTCTGTTACTTCTTGCCGTTAGCCTCTGCCATTTGCAGATAGACGGCAGCAGAACCGGTAGGGAGTGATTTACTTACCCCTCGATAATGCGCCACCCGCTCGCGGAAGTATTCACGCAAATGCTCAGGCTGCTCTCTCTCTACCTGCTCAGGTATCACCGGCTGGTTCATGCGCTCTTTGTACGCTACGCCTGACGCGGCAAGGTCTACGTTCACCTTGTCCATTTCTTCTTTTGGCAGATTGCCGAGATTGTATGACATGAGTTCCTCCTGTTGGGGAGGATTATACATCAGCATTATCAGTGGCACTCAGTGAATGCCACCTGTAATGCTTACTCTTCTACTACTGCGCCTTTTGGCAGCTCACGACCGGCATAAACCGCACAGCCCGGATGGTTCTCATCCTCGACAGCGTGCAGGTCACTCTCATCAAACCATGCACTTACGGCTCGACCATCGCCAGCCTTGTAATGCACAAAGTAAGAGTTCTCATGTGCTGAATATTCGGCGCGGCCTTTCACCTCGCCCCACTCATCGCTGATGGAGATATTTACGAGCTGGTTTAATTCGAATTTGAACATTTTCCGATCCTTATTATTTAATTGCGGTTGCCCGCCATTGATTCAGTGTGGCCACCTGGCCGGCGCAGATTGATAAAGCGGTTTGCAGTGCCAGCGCATGGCTGCCGATATCACCCCAGGTGTCACCCTGTAGCGTTGGTTGCTCGCAGGGTTTAAATACTGACTCAGGGGGTAACAGGATGATCGGTGCTGGTGGCTGTACCGTCGGGCTGGTGCATGAGGTCAAGCACAGCACCAGGAGCAGCACGATTGGCGCACTCATCGTTTTTGATAGCATCCCGGTATTTCCTTTGATAGATGTCGCTTTGCTGACGCAATTGCTGCTCTCGTTGCTGCTGCGCTGCCATCAATACGCGGTTCTGTGTGTCCTGAGTTTGGAGCATGGCAATCAACCCGGCCTGCTGCGCCAGCGTCTTCTGTTGCTCCGTAACTTGCTGCCGGGCCAGTTCTAACCGATGTGACAACAGTGAGCTATAACCACCCAGGAAGATTGATACCACCAGCATAAGCAACAGGCCGCCACCAGCTAATTTAGTCAGCCAGCCACTCATATCAGCACCTTGCTAGCAGTAGCCCAGCGTGCAGCGCGGTCATCCAGACCATTGAGTCCGCCGTTAATACGTTTGGTCACCCACTCGATATCGTTGGCGTTTCGACCGCAGTCGCGGGACATCCAGAACCACCCGGCAGAGCGCATCGCGTTAGCGTAGCTTTCCAACTGCTGGGGATTGCCTACCAGGTCGAGTTTCAACGCAGTGCCGCATGTCCGGTAGTTGTCTTGCCCTGTCACTTGAATCAGGCCGCGTCCGCGATATTTCCAGCCATCTCCGCGTGCTTTGTTGCCCAGGCGATCGGCGTATACCAGGTTAGCGATAGCCTCTGGGTTGGCTTGGTGTGCAGCAGTTCGACCAAGCATGTCCGCCTGGTAACCTGAAATGCGCTTGCCGAAGGTAGAAAGCAGACCTTGTGGCGTGTAGTTCAGGTTTTCCACCGTCCGGGTAAATCCGCCAGACTCATGGCCAACCTGTGCAATAAACATCGCCTGCGCTGCCGGTTTGGTAATCGCGAACTCTGCGAACGTAGCGATCAGGTGCGGGTACCAACGCGCAGCTAACCCGGCGCTTATACCTGCCGCCTTTTGAAAGTCGTTTTGTGTCATTGTGGCCTCAGGGAGTGCAGCAGCTTCGCGATGTTCCCCTTAACCCGGTACAGCGCGATGCAGATAATTAGGTTTGCAGTGATAACGCCCCAGTGGGTGTCCTGGTACTGCTGTGCGATGAAGCGGAAAGGGATCCACGAATAAACCGCGATGAGGAACCATGCCAGCCAGGCTAACCATGCCCGGTGCCGGTATCCCGTCTTTCTGAAGAATGCCAGCCGGCAGACTATCGCCGAGCACAGCAGAACATTTAGAACTACCATCGGATCGCTTTGTGTCAGCCGAAGCCACATCAGCGCTAATTCGTTAGTTACCATTCGAACCTCCTCGCCACTTGCTAAACAGTGACGTCGGATCCTCCATCTTCTCACTGATGAAGGTCAGCAATTTGACGGCCACCGCCGAGATGATCAGTGCTCCGAGCGGCTCTAATGGGGTGTCGTTGTAATTCAGCCACCCTGCAAGTTTTGCACCTGTGACGCTGGCACCCAGAACACCGGTACCGAAGGAAACGACAAAAGAGAATGCTTGCCGGATGCGCGGGATGTCTTTGGCCTGGGTTACGTAGAACATCGCGCCAATAAAGGCACCGAAGATAATCCCGTAATCAACGCCTGCCGCCGGAGCCGCAGCAGTGGCAACGCCAAGCGACAAACCAGCGGCCGTGGTTAATGGATCGGACATCGTTACTCCTCATTGCTGTAATTGTCCTCTCCATACCGAGGGCATAAAAAAGCCGTGGTCTATGCCACGGCTAATAGGGTTCAGCCACCAGCCGTAAACGAATCGGCTCATGCCAGGTGTGTGTCGGATGTTGGCTGGGGCTGAAATGCAAAAGCCCCGGCGATTAGGCCAGGGCTTTATAAAATCTGTTGCTCCAATAAGCTAAGCAGCTAAGATAAATGATGCGTTCAAAGCTAATAGTAAGTCGAAGGTATTAATATAAGGCACATTAAATTGCGCACAAATGTTAGGAATCAGAAACTTTTTTTTACACCGAACGTCAAGTCTCTCATGCGTAACTATTGTGCTTCCCATCGTCATCGCCTTAGCAATTAACCATGTATCAGCTCCTCGTAAAAATTCATCCATTGCACCAACAGACATAGGCACTTGGGCTTGTTGTTGAGCAACATATTGAACGATAGATGCTAGGTTTTTTTGGGTTTCTACTTCACTAACGGGCAGAAACAATGGTTGATTCTGTAAAGCCCAGTCCTTTAGCTCATCATTACCACTGATTAATTCATCATAAACATTTTTTATGCTGAATATTTTCCCACCAGCAGAGCAACGCAATAACCATTCCCAAAACGCAGGACAAAAATCCATGTGATAATATTTGTTTTTTGCCTCTATCAAAACGTTGGCATCAATCAGATATGTCATGCGCCTATTTCCGTTGCATATTTCCTAAGTTTTGCCGGTGCTATGCCCAACAACCTACCAGCATCTCTTAACAAGACTCTGCCACTGAGTGTCTCGTTAAGGATGGCTTTACTAAACCGTGCACTATTCTTGTTTTGGGCTATGGCATAGAAATTCCCACCGCCCCCTTCTTTGGCATGAAACTCTGCCATTAATTCTTGATAATACTCGTTGTATGCATGCACATCAATAAAGCCAAGATCATATGCTCTTCTTGCAATAACATAACGGCTAACATGGAGCATTTTAGCTAGGTCAGCTGCGTTTTGGCTGAGAGATTTTTCTGCATCCCAATGAGCATGCATTACTCTTTCAGATGCAAGGAACTCACCAGCGACTGCATTACAGAATCGCTCTTCTTTACGTTCTTCATGAGTGCTAGCGGTAGATATTCCGCTTTTACCAATCCAAAGATGTGCAAGTTCATGCAGCAAGGTAAACAATCTAGCGGCAGGTGCATCGGTTAGATTAATGAACACAACAGGCGCATGCGGATCACTAATAGCAAACCCTCTAAACTCTTCAACATTTAAAGGGCGATGAGTATTATTTCCGACGATCCCACTTCTCATTACTAAAATGCCAGCTTCTTCCGCAGATTCCACAATTTTTCGTTGATACTCTTCCCAGGTAAGTCCTCTTGGGTTGAGATCATTTAGCCCCAACACGTTGCGTATGTCGCTAGCTACATTTACTGGGTGATCTCTGAGATTGAAGGAGTCAATGAACGTTAGTGGCTGCGCCTCCTGATCGATGAGATAATCTTTATACCATTCTTGTTTACGAATAACAGAGCGAATGGTATCCAGCATATCAACGCTAGCGTTTTGAAGCTCATGGTTACGGATCGTTCTCAAGTCAGGTATTGGTATAGGCTCAACAGGGGGTTGTGCAAGGAAAAAGTATGCAAACGGAATGTGCAATTTGTTAGCTAATTTTTGTGCCTGCGCAAACGTAGGATTAGCGTTTCCATCTTCCCAACTGATTACTTTTTCTACTTTAACCCCAATACCTGCGGACAAAGCATCCTCAGACATTTGAGCTCTCGCTCTTGCCCAGGAAAGTATTTGTGGATTGATTAACGCAAATTCAGCCATTTTATTTAGGTTTTTCAATTAGTTAATAAAAAAACCATACTCGTCCATTACCATTAAGGTAAGACTACCGTACAGACATGTTTTTTTCCATAAAAAACCCCGCAAATGCGAGGTTTTTTGATTGGATAAGCTACGTGACTGCGTAACCACTCTTATCAGACTAAAACACAATTTGCGGACCGCGTTAGAGGTTTTTCATAAATATTTTCGCGCTCGGTCTCCGGGTCCATCTCAAGCCGGATGTCCAGCATCGACAAACACCCTTCAATGAAGTTTTCCCCCATCTGCAACCCTATCCGGATCAGCTTCTCGTCCTTCTTGAATGACCTGGCTATCGCGCGTTTTTGCATGTTAAAGATGTAGTGCAGCACGATTAGCTCGTACTCATCTGGTCGGCGACGCTTGAGTCGTGCCATACAGCCTTCAATCACCAATCCATCATCGTCGCAGCAAGACAACCGAGATTTACCCGTTTGCGGGATAAGCCCCTTAAACCCTGCTGCAATTGGCGAGTAATCCACCCCGCTGTTATCCCCTGATGCCCAACCGCCCCAACGCTCTAAAACTGCCTGAATGTCTCTCATGCTTTAATCTCCAGGCGTCTGGCCCGCATGCCAGCTCGCCTATACTCCACACTTATGAAATGGCACCGACCGATATTGAATGGTCAATGAACTTGAACCACGCCTCGATCTGACTGCCGTACTCTTCTTCCCACCGTGACAGGTCACGATGCAATTCATCATGATGTTTCCGGCATAGTGGGATGGTGAAAAAATCATGGGCCTTGGTACCCATACCGCCTTGGCCATGGCCGATGATGTGGTGAGGGTCATCCGAAGAACCGCCACAGCAGGCGCACGGCTGCGACTTCACCCACCGGGTAAACTTCTCGCTGGTCCAACGCTCCCGCTTCGGCAGCTTCAGAAATGACTTAGGCGGGGCCGGATCGATAACCAGCGTCTTGGCCGCTTTCTTAGCCTTCTCTGCCACAATCTGGCGTGCCGCCGGGGTGTGGGTGATATCGGCTTCTCTCTTCACTCCTGCTGACATGGTGTAAGGCTTCATGCGCAGCGATGCCGCCGCCACATCCTCAGGTAACAGATCCGTCAGCTCCATAACCCATGCCCACCAGCAAAGCTCCGGCAACGTCAGTTGATGGCTTTCTTCGAACATGAAGTGACTGCAGGCCCGGTACACCACGAATTCCGCTATGTTTTGATCTGCCGTGGCGGAAAGCTCCGGCATGGTCTTATCGCGGTATAAATGCGAGTGATGCCAGCACAACCGGATAGCGCCAGATCCATAGCGCATCGTCTCCATGTTCTTGTCGTGATAGTCATCCTCAGCACATTGGCGCTGGCAGTCAGGATGGCGATCTAACCAGCTCTCCAGGCTGTTGATGCCACCAGCGGCGGAAAGGACGCGATCATGCTGGAAGAACGGACGGAAGCGCGGATCAATGGCCAACTGCTGCTTAACCGCCGGCAGCGCACCAGATGGCATATCGCGAAACTCAGTCGGTACCGTGGCCACCAGCACCCGATCACCGAACATCGTCAGCAAGTCATTACCTGGCTTTAAGATGACCTGCCCCAGTTCGCGTACAACGATCGGCTTCAGTATCCCTCTCATATCTGCACCTCACTGATCCGTAGCTCTACCTTGCCGCCCTTGATGACCGGTCCCCAGCTCGCATTGATGCGTTTAATCTGACTGTCATCGAGCCACACACCAGCCTTGGTCATCGCATCAAACAGGCCCTTGAAGTAATTATCCAGGTCACGTCTGGCTTTGGTCGGTGGACAGAACACGACTTCAACAGCGATATCTGCACTGATTGGCTTCGGCCGGCGACGTAGCTGCTCAAACACCTGGGCGATAGCCTCGGCTTGAAATGCTCTGCCGCGTTCACTGACCAGAGTTCTGCCGCTCAACGAGCCCTTGTTCGGCGAGCGCCAGTAGCCGTTTACGCTTGGAGGGAATGGCAACGTTAAATTCATGCAGCCACCTCCCGCAGCGCCTGTGCGCCAATACTGAGTAGGTCAGCGCGGGACACGGTAGTGAACTGGCAACGTGGCTTGATGAACGGTCGCCAGATCAGAAGCATGCTGCCTTTGTTATTACCGTTTTTCCCTGCCTTACCAGTTTCAGCATTGATGAATGACAGGCGTCCGTCGGTGATCAACCTCACCTCATCGACCGACTGCAGCGCCAAAGAGAACCAACCCACCGACGGATCCGCCGGAAGCAGCATAACGACTGGCTGGTTTTGTGCGCGGCACTGCTCGGTAGCTTTTTCTACCCACGGTGTTGGTGCGCTGTAGGGAGGGTTGCACCAGATAGCACCGTAGCTCTCCCAGTCAACGGCCAACGCGTTATCTTTCTCCGTCAGGTACCGAGCACAAAGTGCGTTGCTGTGGTCCGCTGCGGCATCCAGGTAGAATCCAAACTCGACATCGAGCGCACTAAATATCTCGATCGGAGTCTGCCAGCGGTCTTTTTGCTCTGCAGGTGTTTGGCTAGCGCCGAGGTAATCAGATTTCATTTAAAGCCCTCCGTCGCCCTTCGTACTAGATAGCGGATCCCGTAGTAATCCCAGCCAAAGTGCTGGCGCTGCCAGTCTGTTAGCCATCCCTGAGAGATTGCGTATTTGCGGAAATCACCGCGCTCCTGCCATGTCCGGCGGGCCTCACGTAACATCCACCAGCGATACACCCGGTGTGCCACAGCCAGCAAAGGCAAAACTTCAATGCCTGATACACACTTCATGCGACTTGCTCCTCTACGGCTACCAGGCGGTAGAAATACACATACTTCCCTGACTCGCTTTTCTCTACCCGGCGCTCTTTGACCAGGCCGTGGAATGGTTTACTGAACTCACGCAGGCGGGCACTGATAGCTGGCTGAGTGTCGAAAACGCCATATATCTGCACCACCAGCAGCTCAAGGTCGCGGAGTGTTCGCCATGTGGCACCGGCGGCGGCATTACGGACACGGCATACCTGACTTTCTGGCCTATCTTTCAGGACGCCAGCACGCACCAGACGGCGAATACCGCTGTTGATACGGTCGCTTTCGAATACATCAACCGGGATCGTTAATTTTTTCATGATGACTCCCCCTCTCTTTTCGAGCGGATCCGCGCCAGCAGCTCTTCGCCCTTGCGCTGATATTTTCCGTCTTTGTCCATCAATTCTGATGGGGCCGGGATATGCTGCTGATGGGTGATCTGTGGTGCTGGCTGTGGAATTCGCTCGCCTTTCGCCAGGCGCTTAGCCCACCGGCCGAGGTGCAACTGAATTGATTTGCGGATCTCACCGTCGGTGTAGTTGTGCTGATGCATCAGGTGGCGAACGTCGATCACGATCCAGTACATGACCGGCACTGACCATTCAAAGTCCTCTGGTCTTGCATGCTGACCACGATTGGCGCTGTAGCGTTTGAACTCTGCTTCAACCTCATCGACTGATGGCAAACCAGCACTCTCAGCAGCCCCCGCCTTGCACCAACCAATGAACTTGCCGCAACTCGGCCAAAAATCGCTCTCCTGTTGGCGTGCCATGCGCATTCCAGCCTGGAGATGCTCTACAGCAGTGATCCCATTCTCGGCAAATGCGAGGATCCACTGGCGCTTTGCTGCTGCGACTTCTGCAGGTGTGCTTAACGCGGTCTGTTTTGCAGCCGGGAAGACTTGCATCAGGTTGGTGAATAACAGATCAACCAATTTTTCGGCGTTTCCGTTGACCACTCTCGCCTGTGGCTCCGCTGGCATCATCCGCGCCAAAGCTCCGCTATCGCGATTCTGAACAGCACTCATGAATTTGTTCATAGGGTGCTCTCCCAGGCTTCAGCAGTATTCCAATGACCGCCGGTTGCCGCCGGGCTAGTGCTCAGTTTCAACGTCAGGTCATCCCACTTTTCACGCAGCTTTGATGGGCTGAGGATGTTTTTGCACCAGAACGGATCCCGGTTAGCCTTCGCAAATAACTCGCAGATTTGTTTGTGGGTATGGCCATCCTGAGTGCTCATCAGGCGGATCTCGTTTGCCCAGTCAGCCCAGTTCGGTTCTTTTGGCCTTGCCACTTCGCCATCCGTCTCAGCAGCCTGTTCGTACAGCTTGACGATGCGAGAGCGGATCCACTCGGCGCATTTGAGGTCTTCTGCACTGCCCCAAATTTTTTTCTTGGCACTGAAAACGACAGCTTCCGGATGGCGAGATAAAAAAATGTCATCAGGGGAAAGGTCTGGTTGCGCAGCGACCTGACAAGAAGGGTTTTTGTCTTTAGGTTCTAATGACTGGTTCTGGTGCCACGTGGTGCCACAGGGGGTGCCAGCAGGTGACACAGGGGCTGTGCTTTCTGACGACTCCCCTATGCTTTCTCCTGACACACCTGTGTTTTTTGACGCCACAGGGGCTGTGCTTTCTGGCGACACAGGGTTATGCAGGGTCAGCATGTAAATGTTTGATGTATTGCCCTTTCCGTTATTGACGCCCAGCCGGTTCTCTTTAGAGAGCAGCCCCATTTTTATCAGTGCTGTGATATGAGCCTTTACAGCGCTCTTACTGCACTCGCAATGGTCAGCAATATGCTGATATGACGGCCAGCATTCGCCCTTGTCATTGGCGTTATCAGCCATCTTTATCAGCACCAGCTTACGCAGGGGATTGCCAACCTTTATGCTCATTGCTTGAGCCATCAGGTTCATACTCATGCTGATACCTTCTTGAATTTGGTACCGAAGTCCCGGCGAGGGCATGCGCAGTCATACGGATAGCCTGGGCGACGGAAAATGACGCGCTGATTAACCTGATCGACACCAATCACACGAACAATAACGCCGTGACTGTCACGACAATCCATTTCAAACGGCACGATTACCTCGTTTTCCATTGGATCCCCCTTTCAGGTGTTTTGGTGTATTGAAACGGCAATACTGCCGGGCTTGAGTAAGGCAATCGTCGTAGATGCGACCCTTCCTGCTGGCCTGGGACATACGGCGATACAGATCGACCGCCTCTTCTGCCCCCCCCCTAGCGACATCCTCGGAGAAGCCTTCGCCAACCAACTGCGTCACGACGTTCTTACGAATGAATTCGATGGGGTTCATAGACACACTCCCGGAGCCGGCAGTGCCAAATATTTAAAGCGAGCCACAACTTCCTGCAACGCGCTGTGGGTGACAGGCAACCAGCCGCCCGGTATTCTCATCACATAACGCAACGGCACCGGCGGTTTAGCGCAGCTTGCAGCTACACAACGAAATTGCCCACGCAAACGAGATTCTGTTAATCTGTTCATGCGTTAATTACTCCACACGTTTAGTTAATGCGCCCGACGCCACAGACCGCATATCTGTGGCGTCACCCTTTCCAAACATCAGTACAGTCACCGCGTAAATCTCAGATACCAGCGTCTGGACTCTGTAGCCCTTAGCCAGTAGCTTTTTGCTCTCGTCGTTGTCCAATACCCCATCAGCTGTAAATTCGTTATGGGCCTTAGCAAACACCCCCATCGCAGCCATCAATTCGTTGAACTTGTAGAGCAACTCCTCATTGCCCATCTGCTCGATTTCCGGCAGTTTCACGAACACGCCACCAGCGTGCTTGCACATAGCCTCGGTGATATCGCTACGGCCTGAGATCGATTCCATTTCTACAGCCATGCCCAGCGGCACAACCTGCCCTGACACCTGGCGCACCCGGTTACGCAATGCGTTCTCTGTACCGGACACAGGATCCAACTGCTGAGCCATCGCGCTGTACTTGCCTGGGAACTGAGTGATCAGCTTGTGTATCGCGTCGCTGATGTCGTCCTGGGTAGGAAAGTCTTTGTTGTCCACAAGGTTTCTCCGCTTCTGTGGTTTTTGTTAAGCTGCTGGGGCATTAACATGGTTGTGAATGAGGTCAGTAGGGGATTTATCTTGAAGGGATGCGAGTATTTCCGCTGTTGTCAGCTGACCATTAGTTGCAGCAACAATTGCAGGGATGTATTGCGATCGAATCCCTCCCCCGTTTAACCACTTACTTACCGCTGACTGATCTACTCCTACCTTTGTTGCGAGTTCCTTCTGGGAGCCAGCAAGGGAGATAGCTTTTTGGATAACGCCATTGATGCCGTTCATCTTTAGCTCCTATTACCTTTGGAATGTAAAATATGACCCAAGTAATAGATAAAGTCAATTACACCGGTCATTTGACGAATGATTACTTAGGGAATATTTTTCAAGTCATGAAAACACTATGTGAACGGCTTCAAATTGCTATGCAGAAAAGCGGGGTTACTTCCCAAAGTGAACTCTCGAGACTGTCTGGCGTTAACCAATCCATTATCTCCAAGATCCTTGCCGGTAAAAATGAGACTTCAAAATATTCAGGAAGGATAGCAGCCGCCCTGGGTGTTAGTGCTGACTGGCTGATAAACGGATCTGGAAACATCGACGGTGAAGATGGTCCAATTCAAAAAGTAGATGTGTCTCGTCTGGTTTCAGTATGGGATGCTACTGGCATGACAAATGATGTTATCTCATGGCATGAAAGCGTTCCTGACCGTTTTCGCGCTTATGTTATGCCGAAAAATACAGGAATAGGCCGGGCTCCCGTTGGAGCAATAACACTAGTAGATCCCGCAATCACTCCAGGAAATGAAGATCTTGTTGTAACTTGCATCAGAGGCGAAATTTCGACATTTAAGTTTTTAGAAGGCGGCGCAGGCTATGGTTTTTTAGCTGTAGATGATGACCGAGTGCCACTTTTTGAAGTGGTTGATTCTTCCTGCATAATTGGCGTTGTTGAACAAATCCTCATAAGAAAATTGCGATAGTAAACTATTTTGTCATCATCAACCGCTACTTCGGTATACTCCCCAGTCTTTTGTTTTTTAAACAAAATACCCATGAATTAACCTACCTTATGCCACTACGGGCACTATTGCCCGTACATAGGCATTAATACTGTTTATCCATACAGTATAATAAGCTAAGCATTAAAGATAACACTTTTTTTTGTTCCCTCCCTGCCACAACTATTACCTATGTAATATTTTTTATTCCCTTAACCTTGACTTTGATTATTACTCAAGTCATAGTTAACCCATCAGCAGCGAACAGGCAGGACGCCCACGAAGTAGCCGCCCGAGGCTCACGAAGATCGGGATGATTCGCTTACCAGGTTCACAGATGAGGGTTACACGATGGCACACGTAGACACAGCACTGCAGATCGAACAATTCAAAAAGATAGCGCCGGCTATCGTTGAAAATGTAAAAGCGCGTGTAACCAGCGAAATGGCAGTTGATGAAATCATGCATGCCATACATGAAGAAATCCTGAGTTTCTTCGTTAAGCAACAACAGATGGCTCTTGAATACGTGACTTTCAACGAAGACCAACGCGCCAACTTTGCCGCGCTAATGTATTCCCTGCTTGAGCCGTTGGCGGGTGCATTTAAAGGGATAGTTAACCCCAAATACGCGGCCTATGTAGCCGCCACGGGGAAAACTGGAGCACGCAATTTCATGGTTAACGCATAACACCCAGCGCGCCGTACGGGGCGCACCGAGGCAATCATGAGTGAACGAGGCGAATGGTGGTTGGTAATGGCTGTTTTTTGTCTGGATTTTTGGTTGGCTGTTGGTTTTATAGTTTTGGTGGCAGTCGCCGGGTGACCGGCGCACATCGGTATGCTCACTCGCCCTTTCCCTTAAGTCTGGGAGCAGTGGAGGATCCTAACTCATGAGTGAGCATACAGATGTGGTATCCGGTGATAGACGGACTTCCTCCCCGTCTGTGGGTTCAACTCCCATCACCACACGTAATGCGCCGCGTCGGCGGCACTGCAGCGAAAGCAAGCGCAGATATCCGACGAAGATTTGCTGTGTGTAGTGAAGTCTTTGCGGCTGTTCTGATTTGGGTTGGTGTCAGCCGCATTTTTTTCACACATGAGGTGGCGTACTGTTCCGGGAATTCCTTTTAATCCTACACAGTATAAAAGCCCGGCGCGGTGCGCCACCTGATGTGTGAGTAATTAACGGGAGCCAGCGCTATGCGGGCGTCTGGCCTCCATTCTTAAAACCCGATTTTCTATCTGCGAAAAGTTGCCAATTCTGGCAGGGCTTCGCTTTGCCGAAAATCAGTGTGGGGTGATTAACGATGATCAACACAATCACGATTGATACGGAGACTCTAGACGTCGAGCCCTCTGCCGTGATCCTTTCAATCGGCGCGTTTGCTTTCGACATTGACGACGTTCGTCAGACCCAGCAAAGCATCATCAAAGTGGCGCGTGAGGGTGAGCTGGCCGACTACTCAACCAACGCATTTTACTGCCTGGCTGACACCTTCGATCAGTTGATGAAAGGCCGTACCGTCAGCACAGAAACCCAGGCCTTCTGGCGCAAGCAAGGAGAAGAAGCGCAGGAAGCTTTAGTCGGTGACCGTGAACCTCTGTGCCAATCTCTTGGGCTGCTGTCCAACTGGATTAAACAACACCCTAACGCGCGGATCTTCTTCCGTGGTACCGACTTTGACGGATCGATCCTCGAAAATGCCTACCGCATGTATGCGATCGAATGTCCGTGGCACTGGGGCGGCAAGCGTGACGTGCGCACCTATATCGATGCCATGACTAAAGGCACCAAAGGATACCTGCCTAAAACCCACCAGCCATGCTTCGCGATGGTTAAGCATAACTCCCTTCATGACGCCATGAACGATGCAGAGCAGATGGCCATTGCCTATCAGCTAAATAGCAAGCATGTCGATCCCGACCTGCGGGAGGGTAAATAACATGGCCTGTAATTGCTTCAAAGAATATGACGCTCGCGTGAAAGAGAGTATCACCAAAAAACTTGGCGATCAGATCGGTGAAATCGACGAGTCGGCGTTCCAGCACTCCCTATGGCATTTTGGCGGCGGGGACCACTCACCAGTGGCGCTCAACTATCAGTTCAAATATTTCCGTAAGCGTAAAAACGGACAGAACGAAGCGCGCCGAACCACGGCCGATCACCTGGTCATGATGGCGTACTGCCCATTCTGCGGCACCAAGTTTGAAGGCGACGAAAATCCGCGGGAGGCCAAATGATGGAAATCTTCGACCTTGAAAACGTCTACGACGAGCAGATCAGCCCGCTAATGCAGAAAATCATAGCCATTTGCAAAGAAAACAACATGCCAATGATCGCCTCCTTTGCCTTCGAGAATTGCGAAGAGCGAAACCTTGGTTGTTGCACAACCATCCTTAACGATTTTGATGAGCGCGTGGTTCCCGAGTTTACGCAGTCACTGCGCATCATCCGAAAGGAGCCGCAGGTGTTCAGTTTCGCGATTACTTCTGGGGAGGCCAAATGAAGGTCACCGAAACCAAAGTGTTGAGCCTCGAAATCACTGAAGTTGAGCGCCTCGACCCTATCCGCGTAATGGCTGAGAACTACGAGCCAGGGCAAGGCCGCATCACTATCACCTGCTACGGCAAGGCATGGACTTCCGCTTGGTTTGCGATGGGTGGCGATACCGTACAGGCGTTTTTCATCCGCGTATCTAACGACTACCTGATCGACAATTTCGCGCCAAATATGAGCAGCGAAGTCGATGACGACAACGATGCGAACCTGGAGTTTGTAAAGGCAGAAATCTGCAAGCTGCGTCGTTCTGGCGAAATTGACCATGCAAAAGCACGTGATATGTGGGAGTCGGCAGAGTGTAGCGGAAACGTCAAAGAGGACTGCTGCTCTTGGATACACGCATCAGTACTTAATGAATTGCTTGGTGATGATCCCTACTACGCCAAATGGCCTACCGTCCCTAACCACGAATACCAATACCTGGAACGCATCCTGGATGCTGTACGTGAAGCACTGAAACGTGTGGGAGGTAGTGATGCCAGCAAATAACGTAACAGTTAATTCCTACTTCTGCGGCGCTGGCCTGATGGATATCGGCTTAATGGCCGCAGGCATCAAAGTTAACCAAGCTTTCGAGCTGGATTCTGATGCCTGCAAAACCTACCGGCACAACCTCGGCGATCACGTTAAGCAGTGCGATATCAGCCAGGAGTTGGTATTCGAACAGGGTGCCAGCGATGGGATGGTGTTCACCTACCCTTGCACGAAGTACAGCGCTATTGGCGATATACACGGGGTGCGCACAGGTGATGACTTGTTCTTGCATGCACTCCGCCACTTCGCACTGGCTCAGCCTGAGTTCTACGTGATCGAGAACGTGCCTGGTATGAGGGCCTTCCCGGTTGTGATGGAGGCAATGACCCGCATGCCTGATTACTTCATTCAAGTGTTCTGCCCGATAAAGTCAGAAACGTGGCTGCCGCAGAAGAGAAGCCGCCTGATTATCATCGGCACACGTCGCACCTTTGCTGTTCGTCCGCCAGAGAATTCAGTGCGTATTCCGCTGTCTGCCATTTTGGAAGATGACCCGCAGGTGACGCTGCCATCTGCAATTGCTAATCGCATGGCCGGGAAGTACCGCGACATGCCAATCATAAGTGACCCGGCGGCCGGTGACATTGCGCCTACCTGTGTGGCTCATTACGCGAAAGACAAGAGCACCCGGCTGGTAGTTGATAAACGCTTCCCGCTTGGTGTTCGGCCCTACTCAAAGCGCGAGTATGCACGTCTTCAGGGGGTTCCTGACTGGTTCCACTTCCCTGTATCAGATACCGCCGCTTACAAGCAGATAGGGAACGGCGTGAGCGTTCAGGTTGGGATGTGGATAGGCGCTGAGATGATCCGCTACATGGGACAACGCAGAGGTATCGCAGCATGACAGCTAAACGCGGACAACTTACCCCGGCAATTCAGCAGAGAGCAAAGGAATTGCTGAGCATTGAGCTAACTCAGAAGGAACTGCGCCTGATGCCATTTGTGCAGCATAGCGCGATAAATGAAGGCTTTATCGACCGGCAGCGAATTAACGCAGCCGAGCTGGAAATCCTCGGAGAGTGGGAGTTTTTGGGGTTCGGCGATTTCATCGGGAATCTGTCCATCACAAAAGCTTTCTGGGATGCGATGAGCGAACTCGTATGGCTGGGTTATGTCGATTATGCAAATCAGCAGGAGGTCCAGCATGGCTAAGCGCAAGAGCAACAGAGCGGCGCGGCGATTATTTGGGGCGTTCGGTCGCCTGAGCAATACACGGAGAATTACTTTCCGTGTCCTATCAGATCACTGGTCTTGCTGGCGTGTCGTCTGCATTGACCAATTCAAGCCAACGCGCCGCCAGCGGCGTACTGCAAAAATCATTCAGGCATTTCTGGCTGAAGCCCAGGAGAAAGCATTATGAGCAAGCCAGATTTCGCATCAACAAAACGTAATGCCACTTTTGAAGAGTGGCATGAGCAACTTTGTGATTATGCATATTGTCGCGGTGAAAGTGCTGACGATGCTGATGCATGGCGCGAAGATTACGAAGCAGGCAAAACGCCGGTATGCGCAGGGTGTGATGAGTGGGGAAACGAGTGATGGGCAATAAGCTGAGCGAACTGAGCAAGCCAAGCGCTGAAGTCGTTTCGAAATTTGGCGACCCTGAAGCATTTGGCGAGCGTGAACTTAAGGTGCTAGCCGATATTCAGAAACTGGCATACGGCACTAAATTCTACTCGCAAGAGTACGTATCCGCCCTGCTGGCAGAGCTGGAAGCGAAGGATAAGCGCATCGCCGCTCAGGATGACCACATCAATCAGCAGCAGGACAGAATCGAATCGCTGGAGAAGAAAAACGGCGAACTCGGCAAAGCGCTTGGAGCGGCAGAAAAGCAGTTGGTGTATTCCAAAGACGCCATTGCTACGTGGGAGCGAAAAGCAATCAGCAATTTTGATGAGTGCGCGAATATGAGCCAGCGCATCGCCGAGCTGGAGCAGAGGCTGGCTACGCCGGTGCGGTTGCCTGACATCCGCAGCGACGATTACCACGAAACTGGCTGGTTTCAACACATGAAGTATTACCGGGATGTTGAGCAGTCGCTCCGTGCTGCCGGGTTAGCAGTGGGGGATGAGTAGATGAGCAAGGTAACGTTCGTTGTTGAATATGAAGACGGAAAAGAGCCAAGCGTTGGAGCTGCCACCCAGATACATGGCGGAAAGCTTATTTCCGTAGCGTGGCGGGATGCAGTCAATGACCAGCTGATTCCTGTTGCTCACAGCCTGCCACCGGCAAATACCACTGCATTGCTATTCGATGCCAATGGTGAAGGCTGGCTGCTCGGCTGGCGGTCAATGTGGCGCTCCATTGGCGGTAAAGAAACTGGCGCTTGGCAGTGGTCATTCCAAATCGAAGGTCTGTCCCACGAAGACGTGAATATTACTCACTGGTTAGCGATACCAAGCCAGCCGCAGGAGGGTGGCAATGGCTAAGAGCGATGCAGAACGCAAAGCCGCTCAACGGGCCCGTCAGCGTAAAGGCGGGATCGTCATACGTGAGCTGCAGCTTGAACCAGAGGAAGAACAGATGGCGCAGGCCCTTTTGTCAGGTCTGCGCCCTGGCCGAGAGCCTTACGAATTCAACGAAGTTGTCGGGATGCTAATCCGCCGGTGCCATGCTGAATATCAGCAGACTTTAGCCCACCAGCAGAAGCGATCATGTAAGAAATGCGGCGACACATTGCCGGTTACCGAGTGCCCTTGCGTTGGTGAGTTAGCATGCTGGCTTACCCTTGGATGGCACGAAACAAAATTAACAGTGTGACATGTCACGGTTGAATTAATGCCCGTATGCGGCGGGCAGTGTGGAGGAAATTATGCAGGAAACTAACGAGAACGAAATTATCTCTGACTCAGATATTGAACGGATCACCGGCTATAAAATCGCCTCAAAACAATGTGAGGCACTTCGCACTGCCGGCATCTTTTTCATTACTCGCAGGGATGGGAAGCCTAGCACCACGTGGGGACATTTTAACTATCCAGTATCGCTAAGAGCTGCTCAGCAAGTTGATACGGGGATGCAACCAAACTTCGGAGCCTTGGATTAATGGGTAGAAAACGCAGTAACCCAGAGGATAACTGGATGCCCCCGCGAACATGCCGGGGGCGATCGGCATACGAATTCAAGCCAAAACTTGGCGGCACAATTCGATTATGTGGATTCGACTCAACACCAGCGCAGGTGTGGGCAGCTTATGAGGAACTGATCAACGACCAGCAGAAAAAGAATGATTTTTCATATTTGGTTCAGCAGTTTTTTCAGTCTGCCGACTTTATGGAGTTGGCCATGGAAACACAGAAAGACTACCGAAAATATTCGGTTAAGGTACTGGGCGTTTTTGGGACTATGCCACCTGATGCCATTAAACCAGAGCATATCAGAAAGTATATGGATAAACGGGGGCTGAATAGTAGGACGCAGGCAAACCGGGAAAAGGCATTTACATCACGAGTTTTCCGATGGGGATTTGAGCGGGGTTTAGTTAAGGGAAATCCTTGTAAAGGGGTGAAGCAGTTCAAGGAGAAATCCAGAACACGTTACATTACTAATAAGGAGTATGACGCCCTATTCTCTGTTGCTCCTCCTATCGTAAGGGTGGCCATGGAAATTGCATACCTTTGCTGTGCTCGACAGGCAGACATACTGACTATGCGCAAAAGTCAGTTGGGTGAAGAAGGGATCTTAATTCAGCAAAGTAAGACAGGCGTCGCTCAAATTAAGGCATGGGGGAAACGGTTGGAAGCAGCGATCAGTGAGGCTAAAGCCCTGCCCCTCAAATATGGGATGAGCAGCATCTATGTCATTCATCAGCCATCAGGCTCCAAATATTCACGCGATGGGTTTAACAGCCGCTGGATGAAAGCGAAGCAAGACGCCAAAGATAAATTTCCTGAATTGGATTTTGACTTCACGTTTCACGATCTGAAAGCTAAAGGTGTCTCTGATTTGGAAGGTAACCTATACGACAAACAAGCAATTTCAGGACATAAAAATGTCGAGCAGACTGCGAAGTATGACCGAAAGATTGCTATCGTTCCGACTGTTGGTGAACAGTGAAAGCAGAAGAATATTATGAATGGGTATTATGAAGTAGGTGTCAGAAACAAAAAAACCGCCTCACGGCGGCTACGACATTACTACTTATTGCTTTGTTATTCTTGAATTTATTTTCCTGGTACCCGGGGCGGGACTTGAACCCGCACAGCCATAAGCCGAGGGATTTTAAATCCCTTGTGTCTACCGATTTCACCACCCGGGCTCGG